CCGTCGGATGGCACATTGAACAGCGCGGCGTAGCCGCTGAATGTCTTCTGTCCGTCCTCATCCTCGGTGACGGTGAAGTCGCCCATTGGAAGTGCGCGAGTCTCAAGTTCCTTCAAGTCAATGATCTCCCTGTCTTCAAGCGCGGCAACGATGCCTTCTGCCCATCGTACAACGCGGTCAGCGCCGTCTGATTGTGTGGGGTTTACGCCCCAGAGGTAGGCGGCCACGGCGCCGGGTCCTGGGAAGTTGTCGTTGGATTCGTCGCTGTTCTGCGGTACGCCTTCCCAGTCGCCACGGTGCCTTGCGATCCAGGCGATCATTCTGCGCGCCTTCTCATCGCTGACGCTGCCGCCAGCAAGGTCGCGTGCGTCGCTGATCGTCTGATCGACCAGTCCGTCGCCGCCGAGTCCGTCGGCGTAGTAGGCGAGTCCCTTGTCGGCTGCGCTCTGGATGTAGGCGGGAACATCAACCTGAGCGCGGACCTCGTTCTCTTCCGAATACTTCGGATGCTCAGGATCAAGGAGGTCGTTGTCGCTGACATACGCAGCGTTGTTTGGTGCGCCGGTGCGCGCCAAGTAGAGGAAGGCATTGACTCGCGCCATTGACCACTGCTCGCGTGTCGTGCCTGGTCGGTGGCTGACGGAGTAGGCGCCTGAGCCGCGACGATAGACTGCGCGCAGTGAGTCCACGCGCACGCGCGTCCAGTCTGGTCGGTCTGCTTCGGCCATCGCCTTGTTGTGGTCGTCGCTCTTTGTCTGGAGCGCCTTCTCGGTCGCCTCGCTCAAGTCAATGTCGCCCAGTTTGCCTTTGGCAGAGCCTGGCTCGTTGGTGTCGCTCCCAGTGATCTGGTCACTTGGTGGCGCTGCTGGGTCGGTGTGTTCGGCGCGGTGTTCGTGGTCCATCTCCAGCACCTGCTCTGGCGTCATCGCGTGAATGCCCATTCCCTCAGCGGCATCACGGTCGGAGGCGTCATCAGACACGAAGAAGGCGATCTCGTCGCCATACTCTTCTTGCAACTTGCTGAGTTTGTATGCGGTGAACGCCTCGATCACAGCCGGTGACGACTCCTCTGAGAAGTCCTGCAAGTAGATCTCGTCATACGGCACGCCGAGTTTCTCCAGCAGTGCCTCGGTCTCCTCAAGCCGTGCGATAGGACGGCCGCTGATGATGTAGACCTCGATACCGTAGTCAGCGACGCCTGACTTGATGTAGTCGATCAGTTCTTGGCGTGGCGCTTCGCCGCTCGTCGTGAGCGTGCCGTCAATGTCGTAGATCTCAATCACGGCTGGGGTTCGTCGCCAACGACTCCGATGTTCAGCGGCTTCCAGTATTGGTCGCCTGCTGGTCCGATTGGCGAGCGGTCCTCAAGCGAGCGCACTTCGTTCAGGCTCAGGAAGCCGTTGTTCAGCGCGGTGCTGTAGGAGTTGTATCGCTCCTGCGTGGTCGCGCGGAGCAAGCCGTCCAGCGTGAACTTCAGGAAGGTCTGCTGGCTGCCCGGCACGAGCCGCTGGAACGAAGCCTCCATCCTAGCGATGAGTGGGCCGAGTCCGAGACGCAGCCACTCAATGCCGATCAGTTCTACCGAAGCGTAGGAGGTGTTGCCACCTGGCACCTGAAGCATATGCAGCGGGATGCCGTAGAGCCGCGCGATGGACTCCACGCCGTAGTGCATCGTCTCAATCAACTGCAAGTCGGAGACCTTCGCGCCGAGTTGCTGGAAGTCTGCGCCGCCGGTGAGGACGGCAACCTTGAAGGCGTTCTTGACTCCACCGTTGCGGCGTGAGAATCCGTTGCGAAGTGCGTCAGCCTGATCCTGCGTGAGTTCGCCTGGGACCTTCACGATGCCGCCAACGCTGGCATTATTTTCGTAGAACTTCGCGCTGAAGAGCGCGGTCGCGCTGGCAAGTCCGAGGGTCACCTTGTGATGCTCAATCGGCGACAGGCCGCGTAGTGACTCGCCAGTGCCGAAGAGTGTGATGTGGACGATGGAATCGGCGCCGAGGATTGTCTCGCCGTTGGTGGTCTTGATGTGGTAGAGAACCTCGCCGTTATCGTGCTGAACGACATCAACCTTCTGCGGATCAAGGACGCGGGTCTCAACGACCTCGCCGCTGCGATTCGTCAGGAACAACACGAAGGCGTTGCCGTCTAGGAGCAGGCTGCTGACGACGCGGTGCTTGAAGTCAAACGATGTGAAGTTCGGGTTGCTTGGTAGCGGCGTGTCAATCCAACTTGGTCGTGGTCGGTATGGACGGCGGGTGCCGTCAATGCGGATGTAGGTGTCCCACGGCAAACCAGCCACAGTGTCGGCGTACAACTTCACCGCAGCGTATACCGCGCCGATGCTTGTGGCGTTCTCCTGATTGACTGAGACTCCAGCCTCGGTCATCGTGTCTGCGATGAACCATCGTCCTCCGATAGTTCGCTCCTCGGATTGCTGGCGCCCTAGAAGGCGATCAAGGATTCCCATTTGTCTCCTTACAGTTCAATCCACTTCACCTCAGCGCGCGGCTTTGGCGCCAGTGCGTTCCCAAGTGTACCCGCTCGGCTGTGTGCCATCAACGCAGCGACCAGAAGGTCAATGCGCTTGAGTGAGGTCTTGGACTCTTTGCGAATCATAAGCCCATTTCGGCTGTAATACGGCGTGGCATTTGCGGCGTGTCTGGCAAGGCTGGGGTCGCCATTGTGCTTCACGCGGCCATTGACCACAGCGTCGTAGAAGGCGGCAGTCGCTGGCACCATTCGGCTCGGCGTCTGTGGGAACTCCACGACAGGCAAGCCGATCTGCTGCCACGCCTCCATTGACCGCTGCCAGCGGAATGGGTCGCAGACAATCTCTCGGACGGTGTGGGTCTGGCAGATCTCCAGCATCCTGGCTTCCACCTCCTCCACCGGCACACGCCAGTTGAGTTCCGCATCGAGTGGTCGCTCCCAGTGTCCGAGGACGAAGAACGCCTTGTCTGCCACGCGACAGGCCACGATGGCAGTGGAGTCGTTGCTGAACGAGCCGTCAAAGCCCAGCACCACTTCGTCCTCCTTGTTGAGTGCGATCTGGTCATCCTTGCAGGCTTCCCACGTGCCAGTCGGTAGGAAGGCTTGCGAACTGCTGACCCATTGGTTCAGGCGCTTGGTTCTGAACTCCTGCTCAGGCGTGCGCTTCTTGGCGCTCTGCAAGTCCTCAATGCTCAGGATGGCTGGATCAGAGAGCAGCCCTGGGTTCGCCTCGCTCCACTTCGTCTCGTCGCCGTAGGCGTCGTCAGCGGCTTCCCACCACGCCATTCCTAGCGTCGTGTCGTCGTTCTCTCCAGAGATGCGGCGACGCGCCAGTTGGTAGAGCGTGTACGCGATGGAGTCGCCGCCAGTGGAGTCCACTCGTGGTCCAGCCGTGGTGATCGCCACAAAGAGCGGCGAGCGCCTGGCGCCCATTGAGAGGCTGAGAACATCAAAGAGTTCGCGGGACGGCCACGCCGCCAACTCATCCGCGATGACCAGTGAGGCGCTCAAGCCCTCCTTCGTAAACGCTTCAGAACTCAACGCTTTGTAGACGGTGCCAGTTCCCTTGAACTCCATCGCATCGCGGTAGACCTTGATCTGCGCGCCCAGTTCTGGACTCATCTCAACGGCTCGCCGTGCGTGGCTCATCACCAACTTGGCTTGGTCTCTGTCAGCGGCTGCTGAGTAGATCTCGCCGCCTCGATCACCGTAGAGTCCGAAGAAGAGCGGCAAGGTGGAGGCAAGCGCCGTCTTGCCGTTCTTGCGCGCGATGCCAGTCAGGAAGAAGCGGTGGGTGAAGGTGTCATCCTCACGCCGTGCCAGCATCCTGCGGAGCAGGTGGCGCTGCCAGTCCCTGAAGATCAACGCCTCGCCGGAGGCGCCAGCGATGGAGTCTTTGGCGATAGGGACCAGTTCCTCTGCGAAGTCCGAGACAATATCGCCCAGACTGCGCTTCAGGTCAGCAGGGGCGACAGGGGTCAGCCAGCGCGGTGGCCAGCCTTCGCCGCGAGGCGCTCGCGATACTTGTCCACCTTGCTCTGGCTTTCCACCATCGCGATCCCCAGTTTGGCTCGGTCCGCTGGAGTCAATCCCAAGTGATTCATCCACTTTCTGATGCTCTCCTCTGTGCTGTGCCTCATCCCCATAGCAGGGTGAGCATATGCGTATCCCTTGTCGGTGTATAGGACAGGTCCATCCACGCTCACTCGCGCCTCTAGGTTGGCAAGCAACTCAATGTCCTTGACCAGCATCGTAAGCGAGTCGCGGTCGCTCACGGCGATCCACGCACCGGCGTACTGCACGATCCGCTCCCAGGCTTCAGTGGCGATGGGTCCGAGGCCGTCTGGCACGCCCAGTTCTGAGGCGCGAGGAAGGCTGTTCTGAATCTGCACGACCACGGCACGGCTCGGCTTGAGCGTGCCTCGGCGCGCTTTCACTTCGTTCGGAGTCTTGGCTGGTCCGCTCACAGTCCCCCTAGCCTAACCTGTCTGCGCCTGCGCAGCACTCGGCGCTGGTTCCTTTC